CCCTTGCGCAGGTTGCATGACTTACATAACACCCTTAGATTCTCAAGGCTATGGTCTCCACCATTCTTGCGAGGAATGATGTGGTCGATATGCATCTCGCCTTCATCTGTGCCACATAACTGACAGAATCTACCATCACGCATGAACACGCGTTCGCGCTGTTCGCGGTATCGCCTGCTGTTCAGCTTATCTAATGCCATCCCTTAGCCTTCCAATGATCCAGTGCTTTACATGGCTCACCATATCGGTTGCCTATGTAATCAAGACCCCACTGTACCTGAGTATAACCATCTTGGTCTTTAAGCCACTGGCTTCTACCTTGAGGAATACCATAATGAGATCCATTAGCTGCTTTAGGATTCCATGCTGATTCTTTACCATAGAGTATTGCTAAGCATTTATATTGCTTTAAGTTATAACCTAATTGATGATAAGCAAATTCTTTGTATGTTACATATTGCATTGGTTTAGATCCACCTGCATCAGGCATGATGCATAGAGCTATCCCAATAGCTACTAGCACCCCGCGAGCAACGCCCCTAAGGGGCTCGCGGTGAGCCTTTGAGAGGCTCTGCGCCGTTAGCGTACCATCGATGTCAAATCTATTTGTAAAAGTCCTGTTCAAAGCGGCGTGTCGCATTTGACTTACCTCATTTCCTTGCCCTGTGGATAACTTCTGTGGATAACTATTTATCCGTACTGTAGAAGCCCTTACCCTTAAATACTGCTGGAGTAGCTGCAATTACTTTACTCATTGGCTCATTGCAGTATGTACATGGGATTATTGGTCTATCGTGCCATCCGTGATAGATCTCTTGACTAAGATTGCATCGTGTGCATTTGTAGTCATAGGCTGGCATGTTAAACACTTCCTTATCATGTATGACCCACATCCAGAGCATCGGTCTATGTCTGCCTCTGTGGGTTCTTTGTCTAGGTGACCGTACTTTAGTATGAGTAGTGGCAAGAGATCCTCTAAACGAATGATGGCGGCATACTCACGCGCATCTTCACCCTGTCCGTTGAGTCTAATAACTCCGAAGCCTAATTCCCCCGAAATGGCTGTCCGAGCTTTTAATTGTTTAATGTAGGCAAGAGGTTGAAATCCAGCGCGGGCTTTGACTTCAACATCGAACGGTACATTGACAATATCCTTGCCACTACCCCTTCCCACACATGCGCCTTGCCAGACAGTCGATAGGTACTGTGCGACAACACGCTCTGTGCGGAAACCTCTGTGTTTCCTATGCTGGGTCATAGGTGATGCTTATTCTCACAATTCTTGCAGAAGAATAAGACTGCACCATCATGGATGCGATCATATTCATTGACTTGAGCAAACGAATCACAGTCGGAGCAGTTGTCCATTCCTGCATATCCGCTAAAGCTGTACACATGGCGATCTACTGGAGATCGATAAATCTCTGGAAACTCAGCCATTGACTGTACTGCATTTCAAGCATTGCCATGAGACTGTACCATTGACAGCATCCTGAGACAGATCCACCAGATTCTTAATCTGAACTGGCTCATTACATAACTGACATGGCACAAAGGCTGACATTAAATCAACCCATTCACCATTAATCTTAATTCCGATATTTCCCATTAAACTCTCGCCTTCTGTGGTTGCCATTTACCATCTGATCCCAAGTTGTACCAATTCGTAGGACACTTAGCTTCGCCTGTGCGTGGTGCATGAACGCAGAAATATCCGCCCCATCCTCTCCCATTCTTCTCGCCCTCTTTCCAAATTTGGCTACCATGTTCACATGATGGCACTTGCGCTGCCTCTGGAGTGCCGAGGATATCCTGCACTAGATCAAGTGCTTTATCTAATGTGATAGGTGCATCCACGACTTTGTTATATTCATTGACTGGAGTAGTCCAGTAATCCTGGTCATCTGCCTTGACTTCTTGAACAGGTGGTTTGACTGGCTTAGCAGCTACTACTTTGCTCATTTCCTCTCGGCTTGGTCTCTTTCCTTTAGGCGCATAACCTGCATTTGCAAGTGCTCTGCCGATTGCCGAAGTCTCGCAATTCTCAAGTGCTGAAGTCTGATTAACGCCTCGGCTAGTAACCGTTTCCTCAGCGTACCCTGTTGCCCATGCAACGCTATCTTCAGCATTTTTAAATAAATACGCCTTAACAATATATCGAGTAGCCTCGACAACTTCCAACTCAGTTGATATGCGGAACGCTGGATAGTCCTTAATAAACTTTTCAAGTCTCACCTCGACTGGTTCGTAATCGGCTAAATTAAACATAGAGATCGTTTTCCTCTGTAGCTAGTTGCCCTGCAAGTGCGCCATACGAGCAGAGATCGACCCAGTTATCGATGTGTTGGGCTGATTGATTAGTCCTTGCAAGTTTAACAAGCACCATGATCCCTGCCACTTGATAGTCGTGAATCGGTGTTTGTAGGTATGCTGAGAGCAGCATTGCGGTATGTTGCAGGTTATCCGCAGGGTGACCATATGAAAGCCCACGGTCACGGATCGTGTCGGTTGCCGATGATAGGATTTCATTAGCGCGCATCTGTTGTCACTCGCTGAAATGACTTGGCCACAATTAAACCCTCGCGCTTGCCTTCGTTAAAGCCTTTTGCCCAGCCTACTAAGTACCATAAAGCATTAGCTAGTAAAAGCAAAATGATGGTTGGCATTTCTAAACTCATTGTTTTACCTATCTGCCCCAATGCCCTTGACTGGGTACAGGATTAGTGTTGCATAGATGTCAGACGAATCAAGCACATTTTGGTAACGAAATGATAACGATTTAACGCGCTCTGCCGTAGGACTTTCCAGCCACGATAAACGTGCCATCCTTCTCAATGTGGATAATGTCCACCTGAACCTTAGCCTTGTTCACATAGATAATCGCGAATGCCTGTTGCCAGTTAGCCACGCCCTTGGTGTATGCAGCTTGCTTAAAGTCCATTAGATTGCCTACCTCGACACCGTGCAGGACACGCCCTATACGACCGCCAGAAGCCTCTGAGAAGGCACTACGCCCTGCTCTGTGGGTATGACCTGAGATGACATTCTTTCCATGCCTACGAGCCGCTTCTAGGGCTGATAAGCCCCCTTGTGGCTTGATGGGTGTGTGGTCTCCATGTACTGCAATCCAGTTAGGTGCGATAGGCATTGGGTTTTTATGGAAGGTGATGCCAAGCTCATCGAACTTCATGAACTTCTCGAACCGCAGCTCTGGCAATGCCCCGAACGCTGGCACTTTAGCCATAATGATGTTATACAGGCGATCTGTGTGATTGCTACGGATGCAATCGGTTACGCCTAACTCCCAGAGCAAGTCCACAGCTTGATTACGGTCATCATCTAGGGTCTGGGCATAAGAGCCCATACGACCTTCTTCCCACTTCGATATCTGTGGTAGGTCGATCTCATCGCCAATAGTGACAACTTGATCAGGCTTGAATTTCTTGATAAAGCTTGCAAGGTTACGGGTTGCAACCCTGTCATGGTAAGGGACTTGTAAATCCGAGACTACGACAATTCGCTTAATCGTCATCCTCATCATCCTCGTAATCACCGAACCGCTCTGGCTCGATAGGATCTGGCAAGATCCACCCAGGATAAGAATCTACGACAGATAACATGTAAAGAGCGCGATCCTCGTTAAAGCCAGCCTTACGCAATGATTGGTAGTACTCATGTAAACCAATGCAATAAGCATCGAGCTTTGAGTAGCCTTGTTCCTCTAGAGCCTTAGTTGCTTTTCTTGCCATGATTGAATTATCGCTCTAAGAGGATGTTATAGATCTCATCGACACGCGAATGCAGTCGCTTAATCTCTGCTAGTAAATGAGTAATGACAAAGCCCGACAAACCACCGAGTGTGACTAGCGTGGCGATGTAGAGCTGAAAGAAATCTGCCTGTGTCACTTTTTAGGGCTCGCGTATCCGAATACACCTGATAACACAGCCCAGAGGATTGCGCGATAGTCGAGGTCGAAGTTACTTGATGCCCATGCTGCTAGGAATGCTCCACCGGCAAGGATGACAGGGTTTTTCATATTTTTCATTATTCTCCACCTAACATAGATACTTGAAAAAAAGCACCATCATTGTCAGCTTCTTTCTTAAAGCTAACATGCATGTGCTTAGTGTGTTTGTTAGCCCCTGTGTACTTGCGCCACTTCCAGTTGAGGATGCGTGAGCAGATTTGTCCATCGTAAATGATGTAACTAATACGCCTGTCTGCTTTTGACTTGGACAAGGTACGAAGCTGATCAGCAAGATCTCCCATGATGTCTGGCTTGCCAGCCTTAAATAAGTCTTTGTCCACATCAATGGCACGAACCCAGCCCTGCTCATCAGGATTATGATCTGACTTGCGAGCAGCGTGTCGGGTATCACCGATCCAACCATCCGATGCGCGGTCACGATCTGGGAACGAGTCATCAATCTGCTCTCGTAACTGAATCGCTGCTTTAGATAACTTGGGCTTCATCTACAGGCACAATCCATCGACAGGTTTCTTCATCAAAAGTGATCGCATTGTCTGGTTTTGGTGCTATAAAAGCATCACGATCTGCATCGTAAACATAACCAATACCTGCGAAGTTCTTGCGTATAGTTCCATTGAAGGAAGTTTTGATCCAAGTGCCACCCAATGATTGCATGAAAGATTCACCTTCATCTGGTTCATTGTTATCACCGACAAGGACTCTAATAACTATATTGTTTTCATCGACTTCTGCCCAATGACTCATGCTGGATACCTCACAATAACGATACCTGAACCGCCGTTGCCACCATTACCTAAAAATGCTGAACCTGTTGCTGTACTTCCTCCACCGCCACCACCACCTGTGTTAGCTGTTCCTGCTACTCCGTTAGCAGCAGCTTGTGATCCCGGGTTAGAAGCACCGGCAGCACCGCCACCACCTGAACCGCCTGAACCTATTGTTCCGCCAGCAAAAGTTCCACCGCCACCGCCACCTGCATAAAATCCACCAACACCTGTTGATGTGGCAGTTGCCCAAGTAGAATAAGCATTTGTGCCTACGCCACCATTGCCACCGACTGTCGAAGTTCCTGCGGTACCAGCCGCGCCCTTACCACCACCGCCACCTGCACCATAATTAGGTGCTGAACCAGAACCTATTGCTCCAGCATTACCTTGACCAGATGTTGCAGTTCCTGCTGAACCACTGCTCCAAGAACCACCGCCTGAACCGCCGTTGCCGCCATTATTGGATTGATTACCACCACCACCGCCACCAACAGAAGCTGTCAGTGAACCAAATTGTGAGTTGCTGCCATTAGTGCCTGACACATTTGTAGTTGAGCCAGTACCACCAGCACCGATCGTGATTGTTTGATTTGTGGAAATTGATTGCGAAGTAAAGTCTAGGAATCCGCCTGCACCTGCACCACCGCCACGATCCCAAGCACCACCACCGCCACCTGCCACGACTATAACATCGCATGTCAAAGTTCCACCTGAAACACCAAGAGTGCCAGAGGATGTAAAGACACGATAATTAAAGCCGCCAGAAGTGTACAGAGTGCCGCCTGTAACAGTAGGTGCTACATAACCACTACCTTGCGCAATAATTGCTGCTAATGTATTTAGCATTATGCAATTGCACCTACTACGATCCATGAGTTAGCAGCGATCTTGATACAAGCTGCTGACTTGTAACGAGCAAGTACTGGAGATCCTGCTGCTGCGCCTGCGCTAGAGACTGTAGTTGTTGCTGGAGTGGTTGCAGTAATTGTTGTAACTCCTGCACCCTTCATATACACAAGCAAAGTTGTGCCTGTAGGAAATGCGTAAGTCGCATCTGTTGGAATGTAAAAAGTATTAGCTGAAGCATTGTCCATTGTGACAATAGCGTTGAGTCCATCTGCCTTAACTGCTGTGTAAGTAGTGCCAGTCTGTGCATTAACTGTAAGACCAGCAAATTTTGTGTCTATGTCTTGACCAAGCTCTGCGATAGCCGTAGCACCATTCTTAACAAGGTCTGAACTTGTTGGAATGTCAAAGCCAAAGTTAGTAGTTGTAGTTGCCATTAGGTTAGTGCTCCGCTCGCGTTAGTCCATGTAAGTGTACCATTTACGCCAGTCCAGATAAGTGTGACTGGCAATACTGTTTCCCATTGTGTCGTTGATAGTGAGAAGTCTGTTGCTGAGACATAAAGGGTGATCTCAGTAAAACTAGGGGTTGCCCGTAATGCCACATTCTCGATAAAGCCATCAAACTGACCGCCTAAAAGGTTTGTGGGTAGATTGCTAATAAGTACAGGTTGCCCAAAAAAGACATTGATTAAGCCATCTAGCATGGCGCTTGGCATGTCTGGGTTATCTAACCTAAAGGTAATAGCCCCTAATGAACCTCTAGGGTTTTTTCGCAAATTGAGCTCTCTAGATGCTATGTCCGTGATGTCCACAAGGTTCTTAATGTTAGAGTCAAAGGAGCGCTCAAACAGCCCATAAGAGGCTATAGAGTCCGCATCTGAGGTGCTGTAGGTTGAGCCGTATCCTGTAGCGTATCTGTAGATAAGGCTGTTACGGATGCGAGCAATCTGAGTTGTTGAGGTGATAGAGCTTGGTGTTGCATAAGACCCGTCAAGGTTAGTAAAGCCATTTGCTGCGAGATAGTTAGATCTGTGATCCGCATCGGCATATGAGACATCTCCGTCCTTCTCCTCGTACATCTGACCAAGTGCGCTGTTAGCAATCTGATCGATAAGGGTCTGAGACTTAGCAGAAGCACTAGCTGCAAGGGCAATCATCGTGTAAAAGCCTGAGTCCACTTCACCGATGTAGGACTCTGCATTCTCCCATGTGACATCTGCTGGATAAGTAGCCCATGTAACAGTCGGTGTAATGTCTGCCCAAGTAAGGTTAAGAGCTTGTCCGAGAATGGCTGAGATCTGTGCACCGTCTAAGCCTTCTGCAAGTGCTGTGTTATAAACAGCCTTGGTCAGTTTAGCCAGAGAGCCGATGCCTAAGATAGTGCCAGTAGTGACATAGCCTGATTCTTCTGGGCTACGAACACCGATGTTAAAGTCTGATACCTCGCCACCGAATACTGTGACATAAGCCCCTGTGCTGTTCTTAAGCTCTAGGCTAACTGGCTCTGTGACATTGATGGTAAAAGGTGCATTTGTAGCGTTGATGATTTCTACTCGGCAATAACCTGCCGTGCATTGTCTATCGATGTCTAAGCGACCAGAGGCAAAAGAGACAGAGGTGACAGTCGTATAGACATCATCACCTACTGTCACGCGCCATTCTGGTAGCCATGTCATGCGATTGTTAGCGTTCCTCTGTCTCGTGCTTCACGAAGTACATTGTCGATAGCCTCTGCGATAGCGTTAGGATCGCCCACGCCTGTGTTAATTGTAATGTTGTAGGCGTTAGCCGCTTGCGCTGCATAGCGTGAGCCGCTTACCGCACCTGATACGCCTGCTCCGCCTGCTAGACCTTGCAGCAAGGATGAACGTGCAACATCTTCTAAGTTAAACATTCCACCTTCGCCAAATGGTGTATTAGTTGCACGCACAGCAGCCGCGGCTGCCTCTGCCACTCTCATTTGTGCAGCAATAGATGCTGCTCCAATCGCTCCACTTTCTTGCGCTGCTAATGCACTTGGGTGAAATCCTGCTGCTGCGATTGCAGAGATTGAAGATGATTTAGTGCTAATCGGAGTGGGTGGCTTAGTAGTGCCTGTTGTTGCTAGGTTAATTTGGCGCAGTAATTCTAAGGCAGCTTCAAGGTTGGCAATATTGATTAAATCTTTTGGCTGCAAGCTGTCAAGAATTGATTTGATGTCTTGAAGCTTTACATTCTGCATACCTAATGCGCCGAGCACCTTTAGATCTGCATTGAGTTTAGCTGTTGCTGCGATAATGGCTGCCTCATCCTTAGAGGCAATAGCATCTTCTAAAGCAAGGATTGAACGCTTAACATTAAGGCGCGCTGTATCGTTAGCAATTTGTAGCACCTGTGCGCTGGATGTTGCCTTGCCTAGTTGCTCAGCCTGATTAGTAAGAGCTGCTGCAATCTGGATCTTGTCCATGTCAAAGACTTCTGAGCCTTTGTTAAGGGCAAGGTTAGCCTTGTCAATTATTGCGGCAAGTCTTTTTGCAGCTAATTGTTTCTTCTCGTTATCAAGTTGCTTATTCTTGATCTTGAGTAATTCTAAAGCGCGCTTTCTTGCTTCTTCTTCTGCCTTTTTGCGAGCAGCAGCAGCAGCAGCTTCGACTTCTGCTAAATACTTAGTAGCAGCAGCTCCACCATAGATCCTTGTTTCTCTGCCATAGGCTCTAAATTCGTCTAAGAGACCACCCTTACCAAAGGTTAGAAATTCTTCTGGCAACCCTAAAGGATTTTTTAAGCGGCTAAGAATACTGCCTACGACTGGGATCTTTTGTAATTCTGCAACTACCTTTGAGATACTAACGATGCTCTCACTAGCTGCTAACGCCATTTCATTAATTGACTCTGTTACTGATCCGATGCCAGTATCACCTGCAAGAATTGCAAAAGCATCGACTAAGCCTTCACCGATTGTTTCTTGAGCGTTGCCAAGTGCCACATTGATGGCATCCATCTTGCCCGCGTAAGTATCTAATCGAGCTGCATTCTGTCCAGTAAATTGCGCATTGAGCGCACCCTGAATCTTATTAAAACTTGCAGACTGTAGCTCTGCTTTAGTTAATCCTGTTTCATATTTAGCCAGACCTTTAGTCTGCCCCAAATATGCCAATGCGAGATCTTTGCTAACTTGGGCGGCATCAACGCCACTTCCTGCCGAGACATCAAGAGCAAGAGTAAGCAATTCTTGAGACTTAGCAACCGATCCAGTAGTCTGCAATAGGCTCTGAAATGCAGGACGAAGCACATCATCTGAAACATGGGCGCTCGCTTCTAGATCCGAGATGAATGTTTTAACCTTTACATCCTCAAAACCAAGTCCCAAATTTTGTAAGCTCTTGCTTAATCTAGTCGCAGCGGCTTCATCCTCTGCGTATGCTTTAAGTGAAGCCTTACTGTAAGCCAGAATTTTTTGAGCACTAAAAGCGGCTATAAAACCTTTTGCTAAATTGCCAACACTTTTGCTTAATTTGTCTGTTGCTGTTTCAGCTTCCTTAAAACCTTTTTTGCCGGTAAATTCGGTAGCAATATCAATT